TATGAACTCCTCCACGCCCGACATTATACACAAAGCTAACCAAAGCACTAAATTCATTAGAGTTTTGCAGTTTTTCATGTATATTAGATTGTTTTACATGAACTGAATATTTATTTTTTAGGTCATACTCTAAGTACTCATCTGCTTGAGCTTGTGAAATCCTATCACCTTCTCGTACACTTGTTCCGTCAGGATAAACAGTTGTACCATAACCAATTGTAGGTACGTTCGCTGGACATAAATACCCCTCCAAATGACAACCCTCAAAGTGTTTAATTAACTCGATACCTTTTTTATTCATCTTTAACATATGATTGAACCCCTTCTATTACTTCCCCGTATATTTCTTGATATACATCAAATTCTATTTTTAAGCACTCTTCACAAATGGCCATAGAATACCCAGTCCCAATAATGCTTGTAACAGCTACAGCAGCATTACAAAACTCACAACATCTACCAGCCATAGCACTTAACCCCTTAATCGGTCTAAAACAGATTTTTTAATTGATTTAACTAGTCTTTTAATATTAGCCGCTGTAAGTTGCTCCTCTAAAAATTCCTCCAACTTACCATCTACTACCCCTTTGACGTTGTCTAGGATAGTTACCAAAATAGATATGCATATATCTTGTAAGAATTTTGTCGGAACTCTATTCCTGATAATAACTTTACAATCTTTCAACACTTTTTCAAAGTCTACTTTAGTAGAATATTCTACTATCCTAGATACTATTAGATCCGCCACTAAATCCCACACATATCCAAACAGTAAGTTACCTGCTACCCTAGAAGCCCAAACTTTTAAAAACATATATTTCACCCTCCCTTAAATATATTCCATAACGCAATTAAAGATAAAACTATAGCTATAACAGCCGTAAAATCTTTAACCACAGTAACTTTACTTTCATAACTTTTCCTTGCAGGGCATCTACTCATATGATTTTCACAAGCTTCTACCCTCTTTTCTATTTTTTCAATATTCTCATTAGAAACGGACTGCCTCTCTATAGTTAAGGTAAGCTTCTGGTTCATATTCACAATCTCTTTTTTTATGTCCTTAAGCTCTACCATAGCCTCTTTAAAAAGCATGTCTACTGCGTCTTCCCTTTTACTCTGTTCTGTCATTTGCTAACCCTCTTCTATCATACTAAAATTGTAACACACACCTATTACTTTTTCACTACTATTACACTTCTAGTATTTCATCTTTTCTACTCTCTGTAATAACATTATTAGATACTAGGTGGTTTAAAGCCAGGGTAATTAATTCATCATCTAACCAAATATACTTAGCTACTCTTAAATCATCTAAAAAAGATTGTACAATATAATCTGTTACAGCTAATTGATAAATAGCTTGTTTTTCACTTAAAGTAAATTTTCCCCTAAATTGGTAAGAGGTGTATACTCTCTCGGTAGGTATATCTATTTTTTCTAATTTATTGGTAAACCAAACAAAAGAGTTACTAACTAAGAAACAAAATTCATCCGTTACGGATTGAGCTAGGGGGTTAAACTCTGGTTCTATATACCACAAGGGATATACACCGTGTTCCAACCTCTCGGCATCTGACATGCTTTCAATGCCATCAATACCGAACAACCCCGCTTGCATCTCCCCGTAGCCCACCACCACCAAATCTACTACTTTTGCATAATAATTTTCATACATTTTTATCTTCTCCTTATCTTGGTAATAGGAACACTATTAGGACAGGGTTTCTACAACCACCACTAGACACTGATACACACAATTCTACATCATCAGGTAAATAAATATTATAGGTATTTGAAGAGGTGTACTCACCAGTTGGTATTGTAATATCTGCCCCCGTAATGAATACCCGAGTATTCACACCTGTACGATAGCTCAAAGAGAATGTTACAGGTGAACCCACTGCTCCGCTTACTGCTACCCTCATCCGTGAAAGTTTATTCCTACCAAAAATTGGTTGTCCTGTTTCTGATGTCTCCACTTGTCCAGTACTTAAAAAAGATCCAGTTCCTACATTGGCTTGACGTGAGAAAGTGAAAGCGGGTGAGACTCCGGGCGATACGGAGGAGTACCAAGGTGGGTCTGTTACTTCTATTAAATTCATCTTTAACTTACCTCCGCAACAAAAACATTGATGGTACCTGTTTCAGCCACTGCAAAAATTTCAATGGTTTCACTAACTGCAAGGTTCAATGTGCCGAATGGGAATATCAGTAACCCATTGCTCCAAGAGACCGTAGAATTTCCTACTCTTATTTGGTTATCGCTTTGATTTTGAATTGTTAAATATCTTCTATTTTCTAAAGGGGTTGCATTTACTTGCATTAATGTAGGTGTGTTGCTGACTTGTTTTACAGTGTGGATACACTGACTTTGAAACCTGTTAACAGTTTCAGTACTTAACCTATTTTTACCACAATTATTAGTAACGTCTACTGATAGTATTTCATCGTCTCCTGTAATCCTACTTACAGTACTCCATTGAGTATCCATTTTTACCTCTCTCTTTTAGAAAGAAAACCCTACAAATTATATTATAAAATGTAGGGCGTTCTTTGGGTTATACGCTATCTAAGTGGGCAACATAGATAGATATTGTAGATTGTTATACTTTACTTATTGCTGTTGTGTAGAGAGGAAAGTTGACCTACTTATAGCTCTGTTTTCCTCTTACAATAATCATCAACACAATAATTAGTAAAAGCTAGCAGCCCAATCCTCTCCACACGTCAGGTAGCAGGAGTTTTTACCCCTTGAAGAGTACAGTATAACGCTGTTGTGCTATCTAAATTAGTAATTCTCATTCTAACAGCTTTAACCCCATCCCCAACTATTTCAATAGAAGGAATTAAGATAGAATTATTATTAGCAGGTAGTTGGAAGCAAGTACCTAGTACATTGAAGGTAGTACCATCAAAATACCAAACTCAACTTTAACAGCTCCATGAGAGCCGACTAAAATATTTTCCCCTTTAAATTCTGCACCTGCTGGTACCACATAGTCATATTCTTCAGCTGAGTTTTTAGCTACAGCAGCAGAAGTAAAATACTCAACAATATGTACTAAATCACCTGAAGAAATTGCAACATTTAGTGACCCGTCACTATTAACAGACGCTACATGTGTTCCGTCTGTAAGTTTAATATCAGAACCTGACACATCCACAGAATCAGTTGCAAACGTTAAGTCCCTAATATCTAAGTCGGTAGAATCTACCGTTACATTACCTGTAACCTCAACACTAGAACCTGACACGTCTACAGAATCAGTTGCAAAAGCTAAAGCTCTGATATCTAAAGCAGTTGCAGTAACAATAACCTCTGAACCTGACACGTCAACGGAATCAGTTGCAAAAGTTAATGCTCTAATGTCAAAGGCAGTTGCAGAAACAGTAATATCCGAACCTGAAACATCAACCTTATCAGTTGCAAAAGCTAAAGCCCTAATGTCTAGTTCAACGGCTCTAATCAACCCAGCCCCGTTTGCGTCAATTGACCATCCAGCGGTAGCTTCACTACCTGAAGCCCAATCAACAATTTTTAGTTTAACGTCATCGTCTCTGACGGTCTTAATCGGTAGACTACCTTCAAAATCAGCCATTTATAATCCTCCTATAATGACTCAAGTTTCCCCTCTAAAGAAACCAAAAGATTCTCGGCTTCTTCCTTTTTTAAAAGAACCTCATCAAGAGACTCCTTTAACTCTTCAACTCTTTTGGATGCTTCCAGCTTTCTTTTTAACCCATCATAGTAAGCTGATTCCAAAGCATGTATATCTTTTTTTGCTAAATAAATCTTTAATTGTACATCGTGTTTTGTTAAAACCTTTTCTTCTATCATATCATCCCCCTATTACCCATACAATATATATGCTTCATAAGCATTTGTATTGTTTTGAAATGTCGTATTTCTAACGTATAACTCCACCTCTTGGTTTTCCTCCACTTGGAAACCAGTAGTAACCTCTTTAGTTTGCTCAAAATAACTATTTCTGACTACTAATATTGGTACTCCCCCTATTTTTAAAGTAAGTTCTCCTAATCCATTACCAGTAAAAATAATAGTTTTTATAGCAAACTTACTATCAGTAACAGGTAGACTACCGAGCTTAACGGTTTCCAAAGGGTCTACTATTTCACCAAAAGCTATAAATTCCTTAGCTATATCCCCGTTCTCAATCTTTAGATTACCTTCAGGGTCTAAGGATAAAACTTTTAAATTCTCTTCACCATCTGTACCTAAAACTACTACCCCAGTAAGTTCATTTTTCAGGTAACGGTTGGTTTTCTGTAGTTTACTATAGGTAGACATTTAATGTATAACCCCCTATAGTTTAGACCTTTAATGTTAATACAGCAGAAACCGATCCGCCAGTAACCCCTTTTTTATAAATCCTACATCGGATATACTTACAAAAAATCTCACTAAACATTATAAGGTCGCAAGATTCTGCTTCACTCATTACAGAAGGTGAAGAAAGTACATCCCAAGTCTCAGCATCATTAGAGCCTTCTAAATAGTATTCTGCATCAATAGTACCAGTTAAATTTTTCCAACTGATTTGAAGGCAACCTACTTTAAAGTGTCTCGTCTCAATGCGTATACTTTGAAGATTATCAATAGGGGTTTCTTTAAATAAGGTATCTTCCTTCATTTACCACCCCTTAGTTTTTAAAGCTAACACTTATAGCGTCCATAGCCCCTGTTTCAGTTTGCAATGCTTGACCTTCAAAAGTTAAACTTACAGCACCATCAGGGGGTAACTCTAGTGGTGGAATATTAAAGATAACTCTAGGCATATTTATTTCCATACGTTGTCCAGTAGTCCCCCCAACTTTAATTAGTATATTGAAAGCTTGGAAGTCCTTCATTTGCTGGATTCTTCTAATTTCTTCAACTGTTAAGTTTAAAGTTAGAGAGCAAGTAATTTCTTGCCTAGAACCGTCAACAAAGCCTACATTACTATCAGAGCCATAGTAGTTATCTAAATCTGTTAGGTTATTTTCAACGGTAACATTAGCGGCAGTAACTTCACCAATGTAAGTTGCACCTCCATCCATAGATACAGAACCTTCTAAATCTGTTGCAACTCTTAAAGTATCTTCAGGTATACCGCCAAAATAAGCAGGCGACCATGGAACTACATAACCGTTTTCTTGTACCGTAACTACTTTATTTAAGGTAACCTCATGTGTAACATCTGAAACAGAGTCAACAACTAAATCTCCCTCACCCCCTGCAGTAACAGATACACCATCAGCACCTACTACACAAACAACTGAGCCTCTTTCAAATCTCTTTGCTTCACCATCTGCAACTAACACAACAGCACTTACACCACTACCTGCTATCTTAGAAATACTTGACATCTTACTATCACGTCCTTTGGACCCGATGGTTAAGGTTGCAGGTGCATCTCCAGCTAAATCTAAATTCCAATTTCTAGCATAGCAGCCATTAACAGTTTGGCCTAACCCATTGTTATTAATCAAAGAAGAGAAATAAACATTGTGGGGTTGACTGCAGTCAAATGTTAGCTCATTTGTTGTGTCTGTCACTATCCTTCCAAAGCAAGATTCGTATAGTAATTTATGGGCATCACTCATAACTACTGGTTCGCCTTCCTCTGCTAGAAGCACATACAAAGTAGTATCACCCTCAACCATTTTTTTAGAACGATAGAAGTTAGAAGCTTGCCTACCTGACCTATGTTCACTCATTTCAATTTCTTGAGAAAAGTTAAATCCTGCTGTTCGAACAAAAGCATAATCACCTGAATAAGTACCATCCGTTTCCACGGCACCCTCTCCATTAGACAATTTTAATTCTGTAGCAACACTATCTATATTTGCAGTGTCTAAAACCTTTACACTACTTTTAGCTCCTGTAGTTTGAGAATATATTTTATATTGTGTATCTGCATACTCTACCCAAACCCTATTCCTTTGCCCTTCTAACTCCAAAGCTGTATTTATTTCACCTTCCAAATAAGCAGCAATTTGAGAACCAGTAGACATACCTGAAAAATCCAAAGCAGAGATTACTATAGTATCCCCATTGTTAACAGATAGAGACAATTCGGTACCCGTTATAGTACTGCCATCTACTATAGGAGTTGCACCAGAAACAACGCTACCCTGAGTACCAATAGATGCAGGTGTAAACTCTCCTGCTATAGTTTCTTTTTTGAAAAATGGAAACATTTCTATTCCCAAAAGGTAACCTTGACGGTTACTTGCGTACTGTGTCGCATAATTTATAGAACTTAAAAGTTTCATACTTTCCCCTTTTTAATAATCGTAAATACTTATGTGATACTCTGCTATAAAGTGTACAACGTAAACCCTGTTAGCCTCAATCATACCTAAATCAGAAACACACTCTTTTAACCTAATCACCGTATTAGTAAACTTACCATCCTTAGCAAGTAGTGGACTTAACGGCGTACCCCTTCCTACCTCGGGAGAATCTTTATACAAGCATCTAAATACCATAGATTTAAATTCTTCCATAAATTCATCTGAGGTGTTTTCTTTGTGTACTAACCTTAAAAAAATATCACTATAAATAGTCATATTTTGATGCTTTATGGCATATTCTTCTTTGTCTTGAATAATTTCTATAGCAGGACAATCCATAGAGGGTGTGTTTATGCTTAGTCTTTTTAGGTCATTTAAAAATACTTTTTGCACTGAAAAAGGGTAGTCATTTGATTCCTTTATGGAAAGTAACCTATCCCTTAAGGCAATTAAAAACTCTTTTCTACCACTCAATTATTCACCGCCCTTTGCATTATACCTATTAGCTTATTCTTAACTTCTTGGCTTTGATACATTGTATCTCTTGCTTTTTTAGCATACCCCACACCTTCTATCTTAACTCTCTTAGCTAAAATATAAGCTAATTCCCCACTTCTAAACTTTAATAAAGCTCTTTCCGAGTCCACCGGAATAAAGGTTAACTTACCAAAATGTCTAGCCGGTTTACGGTAAGTTCTTCTACTTACTGGAATAGTAAGCCATTGCTGTAACCTTGGGGTTACCTCCCCGCCATACTCTTGAAGGTTAGCATAAGGTACTGCGTCGTTTCCAACAGTAACAGATACTTCATCCCCATACGCTTTTATATCAATAGAGTTACGTAACCTACCAGTTGGCATAGGGTGTTTTCTTAATAAATTATCAATGTTTACTACCAGTTGCCTATGTAACAAATTAGCAGCTTCTAGCTTAGTAGCAAAAAAAGCCCTCTCTAACTTGCTTTCCATATCTCGAATAGACTTAACAAATAATTCTACATCATGAGCCACTGATTAATCCCCCAAAGCAAACATAGAACCACTAGGGGCTTCTAAACGCTTAAATCTTTTAATTAAACCATAAACTTCTGCTATTATACCGAACTCTTTTAAAGAAGGGTCTTTCCTCTCCGTCTCGCCCATCTTACCCCTAGAAGTAACTCCTAATGATCCAGACTCCCCATAATTACTATAGAAATACTGGAATTGGTACAAGCAAGCTTGACGCAAGGCAAAAGGTATATCAGTATAACCAGCTGTATAAGTTAGTTGCACAGTACCCCTACCCCTTGGTGTTCGGTAACCATTTTTTAAAAATATAGCCCCTTCCTCTTTCCGTATATAAAAGTCTTGCTCTGTTAACTGCTTACCACCTAAAGAAAGCTCTTCAACAGATTGAATAGGGTATTGACTTATAGTTATCAAATCACTACCTTGTCCGTCCAAGGTTTCAGAAAAAGAAGAAACGGGGAAGGTTCTATTACAGAAGTCTTGGATTGCTTCAGAAGCAGAGTTAACTAGGAATTCTATTTTTAATTTTTTTGCAGCTTCCATAGATGTGGCTAGTTCGCCTATCCACATTTCCACTTCCTCACTTGAAACAAGTGCCTTGTCATAAAAAGAGAATCCCATAGTTTAACCCCTTATTTACCTTTTGATTTTACTTCATCTGCTAAAACAATATTATCCCTACCAAAACATTCTACTAAGGAGTTATACTCTTCAAGCTTAACCTCATACTCTTGGTTGTATCTCATTACTTTAGGTTGCCCTTTAGTATCTTTTATTTTAGTACAAATAGCCCTTGATTTGTCACTAACCATACCTTTTGGTTTTATAAATTTAATCTTCATTCTTTATTACTCCCCTAATGTTCCAATGTTATAACCCAATGCTACAGCTTTTTCAGTAGCCGATTGCTTAGCACCTGCAAAAGAAATTCTTTCTTTACCTGTCATCATCAATTTGTCTACGTTAGGTAAAGCAGGTGAAGCCCAAAGTCTAATAGGTGATCTGGTTGCACAGAAGAACCTCTTTTTGTTCACAAGGATTAAAGATGTTTGGTTAGAGTCAGCAGCGTAAACACCACTAGCACCTAAATCTTCTCTCATGTACATTGTTTCATATATTGGAATACCGAATAAAGTATTTCTTTCTCCTGTTTCAATTAACCCACGAGCAACGTAATCATGATTTAATAATTCTGCTATAATACCCGAGTCAATAGCTCTTTTAGTTGCAGTAGACATAACCCACATACAATCACTTTTATGTTTAGCTAGGATAGGCATTGCTCTTATTAAGTCTTGGAATATTGATTTATCAATAGAACCTCCGCCATGGTCTAAACAAACTCCATTAGAGGAATTATCTAAAGCAAGCTTTCTTAACCCTTTCCAAAATGTAACAGCTTGGAACCTATCACCTGCCGCAATGTCCGAGTCCATATGTGCATCACCTTGGAATCCGGTAACCGGGTCAAGCCTTGAATCATCCCCGTATAGAATTGCTTTTTCTCTAGCTATTCCTAAACCTTCTACAATCTTATTCATTAAGTCATTGAAAGCGTTAGGGTCTGCGTCTTGTAGCAGGTTAGAATAAATTTCTGTATGTACTACATTGTCTTGTGCTGCAAAATCTATAAAAGTAGAGCTTTGGACTTGAGGTGTATAAGTATCTGTTTCCTCTTGTCTTCTACCCTCAAGTGTGCCAAGAAGGTGATTGATTCTTTCACTTCTAGCCTTCATATTATAAGTGCCGAAAAACTTCTCAATAAAAGGGTCTATCCTAATTTCATCAAAGAAGAAAGCAGTGTTTAGCTGAGGTATCCATGTTTCAAACAAAGAAGACTCATAACCTTTTTCTTTTAGCCAAGGTTTAAATGACTTTTGAAATAAAGGTAGGTTTTCTACACCAGTAAAAACACCTTTACCAAGTTGCAATTGCATTTGCATTTGGCAGAAAGCAGTATACTTTTTAAGTTCTAGTAAGTCCTCTGCTGTTTCACCCTCTAGTCTTTTAGTGTCTACTAAAGACTTGATATTAACCATTGACTGTTCAGAGGGTAAATCTGTTTTATCATTATATCCAGAGTTAGTATGTAGGAAGGATTTTAATGCTTGTTCGGGTTGGCTATGTCCTGTAGCTCTGCTTGCAGCTCTATTTATTTTAGCCGCTTTAGTATCTGTTTGAATACTAAAGTTTTTACCAGCTTCAGCAGCTGTTAATTTGTTAACCTTAGACTTTTCTAAGTCTGATTCTTTTTGACTTTTAGCCTTAGCTTTTAAGCCTTTGATATCTAATCTATTTATTGGCATATTATTACTCCCCTTCTTTTTCTTCATTGCTGTTGTCTTCAACCCCAGCAAGTTCTTTTACAGCTTCTTCTAACTCTGCTATATACTCCTCAGAGTCCTTAATAGTTCTTTTAGAGGTTTCTAAGTCAGACTTCAGTTTTTCTAAGTCGGATTGTAGTTCCTCTAATTTACTATCTGTTTCAGCCTTTTCTTTCAAAGCTTTTTCCGATTTACTAATTTCCTTAAGCAATGCCTCCTGTTTAGCATCACTTACCCCATTTATAGATTTTACAGCATCATTTAACAATTGCTGTACATCTTTATACTCTAAAGGCATTGCACCCTCCCCTTGTTGTTTATTATTCTCTTGTCCCAGCAGTGACTTTACAGACACACCCGTAATAGTTGCTAATGCGTCCATCGGAACAGTTACTACGCTTATTTCTGTCAGCTCGGCAGATTTGTAGACCATTACGTCTCTTCCGTCCTTACCTTCCCAAGCCCAATCATGAGCTATAAACCCAACTGAAAGCGTGTTTAAAACACCTTGAGCTATCAATGCCCTAACTTCCTTTTGAGTTTCTGTTAAACCAAAGTCTGAACCCACACCGATTTCTGCTACAAACTCCAACCCTTTATCTGTTGGTGTAAGTTTCAAAACCCTGCCTATAGGTTTGCCGTGGTCATGGTTATATAGCATGATGGGGTTTAGTTTGAAGTTGTCCAGTTTCCAACAGTCCTCGGGCATAACTTCTTGCCACCTATCAGCTTGACCAGAGTTGGCAACACCTGATATAATCAACGCTTTATCATGTTCACCTTCTCTTGGTTCTATCTTTTGGGAAGATATACTCCAAGCCCTAAACTGCTTGCCACTTGTTGTCTTTTTCTCCACTCTAAAATCTCCTACCATAAATCAATACTATACAGTTATTATAAGATATAAACATTATTATAGCAACTTACTTAATGTCCCCTAATTCAAAAAAAACAGTGCATTGACAATTAATGGATTCTTTTGCAGACCCGTACATGTCTCTAGGATGCCGTAAATCATTGCTAAACCTCATATCCTCCAATGTCCCAGTCATAGTTTTACTGTCCCATTCAACCCATTGCTCATGTAACCCAGCTCCTACCCCATGCCTTGGACTATCTGTATTTCTAGCATACCATTGCTTCCTTGAATTAAGGGTTATACTGCTTATGGACTTAGCATATCCCCCTGAACCAATAGACGTAGCCGTACCAAGCTCCGTGGCAGCTATTGTATGTGCTTGATTATTGTAGGCTTCTCCAAATTTTTCTCTAATGCTCTGAGCTAGCTTTACTAGGTTTATGCTAGGGTCTTTTTGTAGAGTAAGGTTTATATGTTCGTATACTTGCTCCGTGGCGGTATCTTCATACCCCTCAAAGTTGTCCCTTGCTTGTTTATCACATAACATATTCAAAAAAGCTTCTGACCTGTACCAAAGATTCCTAAGCATCTGTTCAATGTCTTCATTTGTAGCTTTGGTTTTCTCCAATGATTTTTTCCTAATGGCGGTAGACTCCATATGCACCATAAAAGTTTGTTTCATAGCCTTGCGTAACTTAGGTTGTAAGCGTTTCATAAATCTATCTTTACCCTCTTTTATCAACCTCTTGGCTTCTGACTTGCTTCCTAAGGACTTATCATAAATAGAAAACCATCTTTTAAATTCACTTTCAAATATTTCAAGCAGGTCTTTATCAGGCTCAAGTAAGTTATTCATCTTTTGAAGATTCTTCTCTTTCATCATCTTCAAAGATTTGTTCTGCGGAGCTTCCTGTCTCATCCTCTCCGCCTCCGTCATTGGTATTCGGGTTGGGTTTACTTGAGCCGACTGAAAATTTAAAATGTCTGCCTGTTCATCTTCTACTGGATCAAATCCTAGTCTTTGCCGTCTTTCATTTATTGTCAGCAATTCTTTTAGTTTGTGGTCTTCATTAAGTTTATCTGTAAACGGGTCAATATACTTCACCCCTGAATTATTAAACTGTAACTCTTCACCATCTCTAAGGTATTTAGCCCCTAAGATTGAATTAGTTATACTTCTACAATACAGTTTCTGCAGAGGTATTACTGTGTTTTCCCAAAATAGTTTGATTTGACTTTCAGCATTAGCGTAATTAACTCCATCAGTATCCCCTACTAAAGCAGAAGGTATGCCAAGTCTAGCATTAAAAACCCGTCTCGACTGTTTCACTACTTCAATTATTTGAACATCGGAGAACTTTTGACCACCATCAACCCATTTAGCACCTTTTGGTAAGTACTTGTCACTATGCATGTTTCTTCTAGTACCCATGATTTGTTGGATAGTAAGCATCAACCTTGAAATTTGACTAGAATCAGTTTTATCTAATTCTACAATTCCAGCCATGTTACCACCCCTTAAGAAGAAACCTATAATAAATTCAAGTGAATACTTATTAGCTAAAGCAGGTAAAGCAGCTGAAAGTATAGCAGACATACCAACATGTCTACTAAAAATATTTGGAAGCTTAGAAACCCACATATCTTTTTTATCTACATACCTATCTTTGAATCCATACTCTTCACTAAAAGTAGATACCTTATACCTTACAACATCCCCTGTTTCAGGGTCTAGATCGGGGGTTACTGCTTCTGTCGGCAATCTTCTGAATCCTTTTTCTGCCGGTATCCATATACAATAGTTTGTACCTGTAATGTACATTTCTACTATATTTTCAAAATGAAATGTACCACAATCATCTTTTACGGGGTTGTGTAATATATCCAAAATAGGATGATTTTTTATATTGTCTTTAGTTTGCTTTTTTACCACTTGAAAAGAGCAACCTAAAAACTGTTTGGCTATAGTCTCTATAGCCGTTTGCACTAAATCATCTTTCCCATACGCACCTTTCAGAACTTGTATAGACATCTTAGACGTTCCGAACTCATTTTGAAATAACCCGCTATCTCCCATGTAATGTTGCCAAGAGAACGCTTTTTCTTTTTGTTCTTTGGTAAGGTTTTCAGGATGGGTTAACATATCTGTTACGGAGGGGAAGTTATACGCTGCCATAGCAGGTGGGAGGGCTTTAGACTCTCTCACTGTTTCTTTTGGTGGCGTATTGGACGGGGTATGTGCTTTTTTGAACCAATCAAATATAGCCATTAATTTCCTACCTCTTAATCTTCGTTTAATTCATCATGTTCACTGTAGTACTCGTTTAAAATTTGATTCTTCCTCT